GTTTTACGTAGAGATACTTTGCTTTTTCCTTTAGCTTTCGCTTTGTCAGCAGCAAGAGCTTTACGTACTTGATCAGGAGTAAGGCCACGTTTCTTTGCCTCATCGATCATTGCCTGCTCTTCTTCAGTAAACTCTTCTTTTTTCATAGACTTTTTAATAGCCTTACGACGCTTATGCAGATACTCATCAGATGAATCCACATCACCATCATTATCGATATCAGCATCGCCCTGACCTACAGGATCAAGCTTATCTTCTTTTTTATTTCGTTCTTGAAGCATCTTAATGTATGCTTCTGCGATTGGATTGTCCATCCTATTCTCCTTGTAAATTGTTTTTCAACTAGCAGAAGCAATTACTGCTAACATTCTTGTTACATCCAAACTTGGGCTGCAATTGCACTCCCGATAGCAACAATAGCTACCCAGAATAATTTATTTATAGTATGTACAGTACGAGCATTATCATCGCACTTCTTTTCAATAGTGTCTAACTTAGCTGAGAACTTATTCATTCGTTCCCATGACCTATCGCGATACTCATTATAAGCATCCATCTTTTCTTCGAAGCGCGCTAGTGATACTAATACTTCACTCATCTTATCCATTTTTTCTTCGATTCGATCTAGGCGATTTTTCCAGTCTACATCTGACATATTAACACTTCCATCTCTTCAGTGACATAGCTTTCCGTGTAGGTCTGCCTTTATCATCTTTCATAGGGCCTTTCATTCCGCTCATACGAGCACAGAATGACTTACGTCTACCTGCAGCTTTACTGCCCGGCTTGACTTTACCGGTGACAGCAGTTTTAAGGTTTCCGCCAGTTTTTCTATTAACTGCAGCGACACCTTTTGCCGTCATCCCAGCCCCCTTTTCGGTGCTTCGATAATGTCCTTTTGAATCAGCGCCTCGCTCGTTAACGCTATTCTCACACTGTTGGCAACAAGCGTCTGTTCCACAGTTAGGATGTTCTAGAAATAATTTAAAACTTTTCATATTAACCTCCAAACTCGTGACCGGCAACACGCTTCATTTGCCGATTAAATTCTGCTTGATCTGGCTTTGACTTATAAAGCTTAATAGAAATCTCAGATCGATCTTTCCCTTTGATACGCCAATTATAACCCTTTTCTTTATGCTCAGGGTCTGTTGTCTTTATAACACGACGCTTATATCCGGCTTCCCATGATTCTGGTTTACCGGTACCTTCTTTAATTTCTGGTTTTTCGTGACCATATCCCATTTTTTTCATACGTAAATGGTCAGCTTCTTTTTCAGCTTTATAACCTTTACCAGTTTTAGGATCATACATCATATGTGGAGTAAATGCTTTCTTCTCACGCATTGCATGAAAATCAGCTTTGCGCTGTTCTTCTTTACCAGCGTTTTTAGACCATCTACCACGTGCACGGTGATACATCTTTTGTAATTCAGTCATCCTCATGATCGCACTTTAGCAGCAAGATCTTTGTCTGCTTTGCCCCATGTTCCAGATGATTTAGTAACAAATGAATTAACCCGAGCGAATCCCCATTGTTGTGGAGTTGTACCAGGCCGATGACCAGTTTTCCATGCAGCAACACCACGATTATAAACTTGTCTTAGAATTCCAAGGGGCATACCAGATTTTTCAGCTTTTGCTTTTAAACCTTTAGTTGCATCTTCGTCTAATGTTTCGTTGTATTCGCTAAATGATTTCATTTCTTCACCGTACATTTGTTGGTATTTTTTAGTATGCTTAGATGGTTTGGTTTTTGCATCTTTATCGCCAGGTGCTGGTTTATATGCATTAGGATCATCATCGTCCATTTTTGCTTGTTTCTTAAACTGTGCATCTCGTTTAGCTTTAGTAGATTTAGCAAGGCCCTTATGATAATTAGCTGGCTGAGAACCTTTACGATCTCCGATATCAGGATCTTCAGAAGCTTCTTTTGGTACACAATTTGGAACTTGTTTACCATTCTTGGTTTTCATTCCAACTTGTTTATGGGTATCCCAACATGCTTCATCAAGTTTTTCGATGTCAGTTAACCACTTACGCATTTTCTTACCGTCAGCCATTTCGATCAGCACATAGTTAGATCCCAGCATAGAAACCGTTCCGACTTCATCTGATTCCTTAATTGCAACGAGATCTCCTAGTTCAAATAATTGTCCTTGAACATAGGCTTCTCGTTCTTCTGACACTGTTTGCAATTGTATGTGCTGACGGTAATCATGGGATTCTTTAAGTCCCATGGCGGTACGCAAATCATTAAATAATTGCTTACCATCTTTAAAGTTTTTAGGTAGACCTTTAGTGAATAGACTGAAATCATTTGCTTGTGCAGCAGCTCTCATCTTAGAAGCTGACATTCCAGATACACCTTCTGCATCAGGATCACGCTCACCAGCAGAGATTACATTAACTCCACCTTCAAAGTTATAGAAACCATGACGACCTTTTTTAGCATTGTACCTACCAATCAATGCTTCGAACTCATTAACACGATCTGATCCAACAACCATATTGACACGGTTATAACCTTGATCGTATATCTTTACAAGAATATCAAATACATTTTTGACAGATTTATCTAATTGAATTGATCGCGCATGACGTGGGAACATCTTGCGCATATACTTAACTTTATTATTATAGTCTAATGGATTCTTTTTTGCATCGTTAGACTGAGAAGCGAATACCATATATTTAGATCCGCGTGCAACCTTAGCTACAGCGTCTAACAACTTCTCATGACCTACTGTAGGAGGATTAAATCTTCCGAAAGTAAAGGTAATTTCTTTTGTGGCTTCAGTGACATACTCACTAAATGACTTGAACGACATTACTTATCCCCAGATTTCTTTTTCTGGAGTTTAGCCCTATCTTTTTGCCTAACAGTTTTAAGAAGTTTCTTAGCCAATGTTTTAATGGCTTGCTTCTTTTTAGCAACTCTGTCTTCAACGCCCTTACGAGCAGCATAAGACAAGTCAGACTTATCTTTGTCACGTAACATCTTTTTGACCATAGCCTGACGTGCTTGACGTTCTGCACGTTTTACAAGTACTTCTTTAGATGCTAGTTTACGCATGGATCTTTTACGACCCATTTGAATCTTCGCCTTATTGCGACGCATTGCCTGTTTTAATTTCATGCGTTGTTGTGTATTCAACGCTTCGTTTGTTTGTTCCATGTTTCTTCCCATTAGGAGCGAGACGGCGTGTCCCAGCCTTTAATAACATCAGAGGAGAAGTTGTTATAACTGAACGTCATACGATCAACTAATTTAACTGCTCCGCCCTTTAACTTATCAATAGCAACAAAACCTTCAACACCGGTAACGTGGTATCCGTCTCGTTTCTTGATAAATGTATCAATTTTATTTACTTTATTAAGTTTATTTATAATAACTAGTTTCGCCACTACAATAGCATTTTGTAAATCAAATATAGCTTTTAAGTTAGCTTTATTACCTGGAGAAAAGAACTTAAGCAGCTCATCTCTCTTTGCAAGTTTACGATCTTTTGCAACTTGAGTTTTTACTTTGCCGGCTTCTTTTGCAAATCTTTCTTCAATCCATTTGATAAGACCATCTACATGTTTCGATGTATTTGTAACCTTTTCTCCTCGTCTAACGAACGAGTTATTATAGGTTTCGATAAGTCCTGCTAGTTCTTCATTCCTAGAAAGATCGTTAAGTGCCGTACCTTTAATCTTTTTAAAGATTGTACCAGCAACACTAAGTGCTTTAGTTACTTCATCAGTATCTTTCTGTGTAAGAGTAGCTGTTCCAGATAGGTCTCTTAGGTTAGCATCTTGTAACCATACAGATGATGCACTTTTAAATGAAGAGGCTTTAACATTAAATGTAGCTCTCATATTTTCAAAAGAATCACCTGAGTAAGAAGTATGTACAACAATGCCAATCTTAGACTTACGTATAAGTTGAGCCTCTGCAGAATCTGCACGTACGGCATATACAATAGTATTAGGATGGAAAGTAATATACTTGACACCGTCTATAGTTTCAGTCTTGAGATCATCCTTTGTAAACATAAGATCTCCTTGAATCACACCAGTAATTCCTATCTTACTTAGTTCATCAAAAGAAACTTTAAGTTTTGTTGACAAGTCTCCAGATGTATCAGCATCGATTTCAGCATGTGATTTATATACTTTAGGATTCTTATTAAAGATACCTTTCTTTGCCACAAAGAACTTCTTATCAGTTGGATCAATACCAGCAAATACTGCAGGTGCACCATCCCATTTAACAGTCACATCAGTTGTTTTCTTTGAACTACCTGCTAACATGTCTCGCATTGCTCTTAATGCAAGTATAGCATCACGTGCACCATTAACACCACCATAAATCACACGATCCTCAATATGAGTCATATGTGTATTCTTAGAAGAGGCAGCTTCTGTTATTGAGTGTGACTTAAAATTAATCATTATATTACCTTAGTATTTCTATTTTTAAGTGCTGTACCTTTTGCAACTATAAAGAATCTAGCTCCTGGAATTCCAAACTGGTTTTTAGCTTGCTCTGGTCTCACATAGTAATAACACTCGTAATCGTTTTTAGGCAATTCATTATGATATTGTGTATGATTTGAAGTAATTGTGTATATAGGAATACCGTCTTTTACTCCAGATCTTTTAAGGTTCATAGGACCTTGATATAGAACATCGATGTTTTGACGGCCGTCTGGCTTTGACTTAAACCCTTTACCATACATTGTCATACGTATAATTTTAGGATCAGTAACTTTACGTGCATATGCAGTCTTCATAGGAAAGCGTTTAGCGCCATTAAGTTCTTTTACCACGGCATCTACAAAACTAAACATATCTTTTGATTTAGTATTCTTTAGCTCAGGCATGCCACCATACTGTTGGAAGTCATTTGCCTTATTACCCTTTTTATGAGAAATCCAAAATACTTCTTTTCCTTCTGGATCAAGCATATGGAAGTCTGATTTAGGAACACCAGGAGTAGATTCAATAGCAGCAACACGTTCAGTACGCTTACCTATTTTTACTAGAATAAAAGGTACTGTTTCTTTATCATATACTGCTTGAAGTTTTTTCTTTAGATCTGCTAGTGCTTCATCTTCTGCACGGGTGCCTGATCCTTTACCCTTACCACCAAATTCTGGAGATTTAGCCAGATCTGCTAATTGATATTTTTTGCCGTTGACGCCAGTAAATTCAATGGCATTCATTGCCTTTTTATTACCATCTCTAACAGCTGTACGATATGTTTCTAGGGAATTATCTTTTCTAAGAATAACAGTATCACCTTTCATTGTAAGAAATGGATCTCCGTCATTAATTTTGCGAACAATATTTTCTGCTCGGCCTTCTCTGCCGGGCTTTAACAATTGTTCTCCAGATAGTTTTACATACATTTCTGAAATAAACCCTTTGAAAGTAAGCATATCATATTAGTCCCGTGTTATGTTTATACTATTTATACAAAAACAAAAGCCTACTAAAAGGCTTTATAAAATTTCGGTAAAACAATCACGGGCTAATTGAGCTTCAACTTTAAAAGCTTCTTTTTCCCAAGGTTTATTTTCGTACTTAAAGTTTGAATTGTAAACTTTTTTCTTCCAACGAATACGTCCATCATCTAATGCCACCATTTCTTTACGGTAGTATTGTTTAAGATGAGTCAGCTCATGACAAATAGTTGATACAAAATCGAACAAACGCAATGTCTTATCGATTTCAATATCAAATTCTTTATGTGTGTCAAGCTCAAGGCAATAGCCATAAGCTCCTTCATTAGATAAGCAATTTGTGAGACGTACTGTGATATCAAGTGTACGTACTCGTGGTAATACTCTTTTGAGATACCACGAGACTACTTTATCGGCAATAGCTCTTTGAGCTTTAGTGCCACCAGTGATTTCGATATAGTTCATATCGATCACCGACGGTAGATGTACGCGTCTACCTTTTCTGCCAATGGAAGTGGCAGTGATTGATTATAGCGTCGAACGCCTTGACGATGTCCGCGACCTTGACACTTAACATAGAACTGATAGTCCATATTAGCCTCACGCAGGTCGCGGTTCATGTGTTTAACCATAGTACGCAGATCATCAAGTTGAAACATATCATCACTATTTTTATAGTCAAATGTTCCGATGTAAGCATCTGATACGCGGTTTTTATTTACTTTAATACCCATTTTCTCTCTCCTTATGATATTATGTAAACATTATACCACATAAAAAAGAGAATGTACACAGTTAATTTAGCTTTTAGCTAAAATATTTATGGAGCATATCAATTCGATCTTCAGAAGCAGCCATCTTATCAAGTTCTTCTTGAATAGCTTCTACAATATCGCTATGCTCACCAATACCAACTGAGTGGTTCATGTAAACCATGATATTAGTTTTTGCCCGTTCGAGCTCTCCTTCAGCATGCATTTTAGCTGCTTTAACTAGTTGTTCTTTCATTATCATATCCTTTTGATTTATAGCCCTAAAATACCAAACAAATTAAACCAACCCATACTAACTCCTATAATAATAGGAATGCCTATCATAGTTATTGCTATAATAAGGAATGCTAATCCAACACCCTTATTATGATAAGGTTCATTACTCATGTTCACCACCTGGACCACGTGAATTTGCGCGGAACATATCTGGACGACGCTTTGCCGTTTCAAACATGCCAACAGTTATACACACACCGCCTAATAGCAACGCGTGAAACAAAACATTGACTCCTAAATACATCCATGTACCAGTCATCATTGTAAATATTAGACACCACATCCATGCAAGAATCCGCATTACCATATGTCTAACTCGTAGATCCTGAATATTGCTTAATGGATTCTTACTGTGATCCATTACAACTTCCCAGTTATTTATAATAAATTTTTTCATTATTCCCTTTCACAGACTCCGGTTATTTCACCTTCATCGTTGATTGATATAATACGCTCCTTTTCTAGCATATCTAAAGTAATGTCGGCCCCATCTTTGAGGCCGTCTCTAAACGCCATTCTTCCATGCTGGCGCAGTGCAATGACAAAAAATATCAATAAAGATATTTCTTGCCAATAATCCTGTAGGATCATGCAGCTTCCTTTCCAGGAGATACACGTATGGCATTGCTCTCTAAAAATTCAGCGTATTCAGGCGATAGTTTGCCTAGCTCTTCCTTCCATTCATCATATGATCTGAAAGTAACAGGAAACTCCTTATAGGAGATATCGTTTTCCATACACAAGGCAGCAACAAATGCTGCAGCATCCTGTATACGGTCTAAAGTAGAAACGATATAGTCGTTACCGCCTTTAAATTTCCAATAAGCGTTACCGCTTGAGTGCTTACCGTCTTCACTGTGAGCACCATAGTTTTCAAGAGTTTGAGTTGAAATAACGTACATTATACTGCCTCCACTTTAATTTGTTTAAAACCAATATTTGAACAAAGAAAGAATTCTCCATTCAATTCAAAGATATCGCCTACAGAAGAACTATGGTTACGATCGCCGATTGCTTCAACCATATCTTGTCTATTCCAAAGGTTAGTCCATTCAAAAGCTTGCTCTAAACGAGTAGTCGCTACTGTATAAGCTTCAGTAAACATTGAGAACATGCTTGAGTCAAATCTGTCAGCACCGAAGATAGACAATTTGTTTTTTGTTTCAAATGCTGGTACAGTTTCGCCAGCGTTTACGGCATCGATTTGATCGCTAGTTAACTGAATTTGGTGAATCGTAATCATAATATAGTCTCCATACTGTTTTCATCTCTTGATACCAATATACCACGTATGGATGCATATGTACACAGTTAATTTAGTCTATTTGCATTTTTTTTACAAATAGACTAAATTTGTGACATTTATGTTACAGTATTAATGAAGTTTTGGTTCAAGCTTCTTAATACCTAAAGCCCAGTTCTCTGCAGCATCTTCTGCATATCTAACTGTTTTACCTGGAAACTCTTCTATAAAGAATTGCTTAGAGTGATTATCAAAGTATTTAATATAGGCTAGTTCTTCTTTAAAATCAAAATGAACTTCGGCATATCCTTTGCCTTGTTCAGATTCATGTGTACTAAGTCTTTTACCCATTAATTTACTCCTGTGTGAAATCTAACAATTTTGGATAGATCTGGCCGATTGCTGCTGCAATCTCTTTAGCCAGAACCATATGCTCTAGTTGTGTACCATTAGAAGATCTAAGTTCACAATAATGAATCCATGATCTAATAGTACCGTTAACATATAAACGAGAAGGTGTATTACCTTCAGGTAAAACAGCCCTTGCTTGTTCTTTAGCAATGCCGTTATCAATTGCCCACTCATAGGCTTGCATAGCAGTGTGCCAAATATTACGTTGATGTTGTTCCCATTGTACATGAAGGGAAGTATCATCTGTAATTACACTATTCTGTCTATTCTTTAAATCCTGTAGACGTGCTTTACGAATTACAACAGAGTTACTAAGATCGCGTATGTCAGCATACCGCTGAGAAAACTCTTGGAAGCTGAAGCTTCTATGACGTAATAGTTGCCTTGCAATGTCTCGGGTTGTGTTAACTTCGATTGTTGCACTTGCCATTTCGAATGGTGACCAGTGTTTATGTTCGATGAGATAGTCAAGTAACTTTGGAGTTGTCTTGGTGTTAGCTTGATTTTTCGGGTTTGAGACACGGGCGCAATAAGCGATGAGGTCCTGGATGTTATCCAATCCGTTGTGGTCACGTTCACCTGCATGAATCCTATGTGTGAGTTGAGTATGTGCGACTAATTTAGCTTGCATGATCTATTCCTATTTATTCAAGGGTAAAATTTCAGTAGACATATTATCATGGTAATCACCGCTTTCATAATATCGTCGACTTACTGTAGTAATCTTTACTCCAGCATCTACTTCTTCATATGTTATAATTTTACGTTTTATAGCTTTTTTCGGCCTGCGATTTGCTTCTGCAGTAAAAGGTCCTTCGTCATTCATACTTTAAAATCTCCATAATCTTTCTTTTCTCTGTTACCAAATGTATTTATTGGCGCAGAATCTTGACCCGCGTCAGATATATTCTGCGCAGAATCTTCTACATCATACAGTCGCATCTTTGATCTATCAACTCCAACTATAAATCTTTTGTTAATACCAGGATCGTTATAACGATTTTTAAGCTGCTTAACAAGTATTTGATTTAGTCCTTCGAGTTCTTCGTTTGAGATGAGGGCGAACATAAGATCAGCTGTAGCAGGTAATCCGAATGATTCAGACGTGTCTTCGAGACCGACATCACTCGATCCATATCCTGTTCTAGTTGTCTGAGTCGCTGATACAACGGGCACGTTGTATTCGACTGCAAGTCCGCGAATCTCTTCTGCAATAGATTTGATGAGGGAATACGTATTGACACCGCCACTTAATCCTTTTATACGAGACGATGCACAGATGTTCAAGTAATCAATAAATATAATATCCGGTGCAAAGTCTTTTTTGAGTTTAAGTTCATTGAGCAATGCACGGAAATGGCCGACATGCGCAGAACCAGTTGGATATTCTTTAATAATCAATTGGCCTGAAGTCTTGGATGCGATCTTGTTTACTTTATTATGAAACATATCTTTCGATAGATTTTCAAGTTGATCAATAGGCACGTTAAACAAGTTAGCATCAATACGTTCAGCTATTCTTTCTTCTGACATTTCCATGGTCAGATAAAGAACGTTTTTACCATCGGTCAATGCACCAGCAGCACAGTGACACATATATAAAGATTTACCAACACCGGTACCAGCAAGGGCGATGTTTAGGCTTTTCTTCGGTAAACCACCTTTTGTAATAAGATTAAACTTATCAAGATCAAAAGGCAATTTTTCTTCAGCAGTATGATAAAAGTCATACCGAGCATCAGCGTTACCGACATAGTCGTGGCCGATGTTAGTATCGAATGAAACGGCAAGAGCGTCAGATAAGATTTCAGGCAAAGCATTCTTTGTCTGTTTCTCATCACGACCATCAATAATTTCAATCGACTTCATGATGGCAAGATAGATTGCTCGATCCTGACACCACTTTTCACATGATTCAAGGAGCCAACCCATATCATCTGGGACGAACTCCTTAATACTATCTACAACTTCATGAGCTTGAATATGTGTTTGCTCAGGAAGATTAGCGTTATCTAATTCAATAGACAACGCTTCAGGGGTTGGCAGTTTGTTATACTTACTAACAAACTTTAATATTTCATCAAATACGAACCGCTGTGCACCCTCAAAATATTCTTTCTTTAAGAAAGGAATAGTTTTACGGGTAAACTCATCATTGGTTAATAGGTTCCGCAGAATCGTTGTCGGTACGTTTGCTATCATCATCATTTCCTATCTTATAATTACCACTGTCAAAAGCATCTTCTAAAATGTTTTGCAATACTTTACCTATATAGTCTTGAAAGGCAGGATTCTCGGCAAGATCTTCATCACCTTCAATTAGCGTCCACATAAAGTTTAGCCTTGCAATACCATCTTCATCATCATTGATTTCTTCAATCTTAGCGCTTACTTTACCATATTGATACTTAGTACCAGCCCAATCGCCGGTAGTAAGCTCAACAGTATAAAAGTCGTCATCAGCACGTTCAACGAATTTATAATCATTTGTGGTTACATTATACACTGGTTGTCTCCGATTGTACATCGCTAAATACATCAACATCTTCACCAAGCATTGATTTTAATCCAATGGTATAATGAGACTTAATGTATTCTTTGAGATTAGTTTCTGCGAAGATAGGTTCCCAGAACTCTTTAGTCAGTGTTTCTTTCTCACGGCATTTAGGATCTTCAAGGACACCAGTTTCTTGATTAACTCTACAATACCATCCATTAGAAGGTTTAGCAACAAAGTTACCATGCATTGCAATATCAAGTAAACCACTGTAACGTTCAATACCACCATCCCATGTTACAGATACCGGAATCTTAGATTTCTCTTTAACAAAACGTGATTTCTCAACATTGATAATAAAGTTATAACCTTTAATCTCTGTACCAGTCTTTTGTTGTTGACGACCAAGAATCCAGATATTATCAGCTGAATAGTAAATACCTGTACCACCACCAACGATATCCTTTGGAAACAAACCAATCTCTTTGTAAGTATGATTGATAGCAAGTAAAGGGATATTCTTCATTGTAAGATATGGCGTAACCATACGGAACAAACCTTTGAGTGCTTTTGCACGAGACATATCAGCAACTGATTTCTCATTAATAGCATCTTCTAATTCTTTCTTAGAAGCAAGGTTACCAATAGAATCGATTACGATAATTACACGATCATCTTTCTCAATAGCTTCAAGTTGAGATACTAGATCAAACTTAAGCTTTTCAACATCAGTGATAGGTGTATGCAAGATACGTGATGTATCAATGCCAAATGATTCGAAGTATGTTTGAGGTGAACCAAACTCTGAATCATAAAATAACATAATAGCATCTTTGTGCTTGTTCATATATGCTGCTGCCATAAGCAAAGCAAATGAAGTCTTAAAGTGCTTTGATGGACCAGCAAGGACCGTTAGCCCAGAGCCTAGACCACCATCAGGATCGCCTGATAGAGCCACATTAATCATTGGGACTGGCGTACTTGCAAAGTCCTGTTGTGAGAAGATCTTCGAGTTAGCAAGGATGTCTGTACCCTTGATTTTCGAATTCTTCTTTAGTCTATCCATTACAGACATATATTTCTCCTATAAGTTTCATTAGGTATATTATACCATAAATTCATCGAGTTGTACACCCTTTTCTGGCGGTGTACCTTGTCTTTGTTCCCATCCTGATTCCCAGCCTGAAGCATTCATCAGGTCTGCAGATACATGATCAAATGTACCATTACCACGAGGTACATAGTTTTGACCAAAGCGAACAAAGTCACACATCACATCTTCAAGGTCTTTTGCTTTTCCACCGGTACGTTCTACCAGCAGGTTCATAAAGTCGTCTGGTTTCCACCCTGTTGAGAGCCTTTTCATACAGCGGACAGCATT